GCAACCGCCGGTCAAGGCCGGATTGATCCGCTTCCGGCAGGAACAGACCGTTTTGTTGGAGCAGTTGCGACACTTTCCGAAAGCGGATCACGACGACGGATTAATGCTTCCGCAACGTCCATTTTTCCGGTTTCCCGATCCAGTCCGCCGATTAAAAGGGCGGACGGGTCGTTGTGCTTGTTCGTCTTGCCCAATGACGGATCGCAAGCGCCGAAAAAAGTCCAACGCGGACAAACGTCCGTCCAAAAAACGAAGTCGGAGAAGCTTGCGTTTTCATCGTTGACCGGATCGTTTTGCAATTCGCTGTCAAAGGATTCATGACCGTCACGGGCGCGAAGCAACATCAACTTTTTTAAGGGGCGTTGCGCCGGCCAACTGACGGCGGCTCCGGCTTCCAAAGCCGTTTGGTTTTCTTTATAAAACGCTTCGGCGGTATCCGGCCCGTCATTTAATAAAAGGGATTCCCATTCCTCCCACAGATCCATTCTGTCCGGCCAACGCATAATCGCTTTGAATTTTCGGGTTTCCCAGAGTTTGTTTTTCAAAATCCGGCTTAAAACGCTGTCATAATGAAGAATTGTCCCGATATAAACGACATCCATGCTGTCGTCGGTCGGGCCGAGCTTCAGAACGGCTTTGACAACCCAGTTGTAAAGTTTATCCCTTTGCGCCGGACTACGAACGTTTTCGTCGTTTTCAATATCGTCCAAAATGCACAGATCCGGTCTGTATGCGCCGTGACGCACGCCGCGCAGACGTTTGCCGGAGCCGAACCCTTGAATTTTGACGTTGTTTTTAGTAACGATCACGCCTTCGCGCCAAAGCGTTCCTTTTCCCGCCGCTTCGGGAAAGTCTGAAATCAATCTCGGATTAAATTCCAGTTCGGCTTTTATCGCTTCGACCATCGGAGCGACTTGTTCCCAAGCATCCATCATAATCACGATAAAGTGCTTTTTGTTCAGGCAGATGCACCAGATGACAAAAATCAGGCTGACAATCGTTGATTTTGCTTCTCCGCGAGGGGCGGCAACGGCGATTTTCGCGCCGTTGCCTCGGACGCTCTCAAGGCGTTCGTAAAGGTATTCATGCAAAACGGATTTTAATCCCGTCACATAGTGCGGAAAATATGTGCGGGCAAACGTTTCAAAGCAGTTCGCTTCCTGTCTGCGTCTTTTGATTTCCGCCGGATCGTTTGAAAAGCCGGAAACACGGCTTTCAATCGTCCGGCGAGCCGTTGCGGCAAAAGCGGCAAGATCTTTTAAAAAATCCTTTTTGTTCAGTTTGGGGCTAGGCATACTCATTGGCGACAACCTCCGCGAACGGGGTCAGAATTTCCAGAAAAGCATCGGCATATTGCGGAAAATCGTCCGTGATAAAAGCTCCCAATCGCTGAAGCAGATCGTTTGCTACGGACAGGCGGGACAATTCGGGCGAAGCGCGACCCGCGGCTTTCATTGTTTTAGAAAACGTATCCGCCAAAGACGCCAAGGCGGTCGCTTTCTCGGCGGGTGAAAGTTCGGATGACTTCAACCCCTCCATAACGGACTGATGGCAAATCAGAAAATCCTCGATAATTTTGGAAACCGTATCCGCCATTGAATTGCCGGACATAGAGGCCGCCGTTCGGGCGCGTTCCCAGTTGTCCCCGTTCGCTTCCGCTTCTGCTTTCCAACGTCTGGCTGTCGGCAAAGAGACATCAGCCGCCCGTGCCGCCGCCGTCAAATTCAGCCGGTTGAAAACATAAGCCGCACGCAAAGCGTTTTTTTTACGGGGATTGTGAGCCATTGTTTAAAATCCCAGCCTGTTTTTGATGTTTTCTTTCAACAAACCGAACGAAACGCTGACGATCGCGCCGCAAATAGTCGCATTTCTGACACTGCGTTTTTCCACGGTTGTCAGACGGTTGCCAAACTCGTCCTGTTTTTTTTCGATTGAATCGATTTTTCCTTCAATCCGCCCCAAGGTGCGGGTTATTTCCAAAAGATCGGGATTACGCATAAAAAAATCCTCCAAGCTGTCTGCTTAAAGGATATTTTTAAAGCACTCTGTATAATAAGGTGCGCGATGCACCTGTCAGATTAAAACATCGGTAAAAGAGGCTCGTCTTCTTCCCGTTTGCGACGCAAAATGGAAAAGACCGTCCGTTCGCAACAATCCATTGCCAGAGCGATATCGCGGACTTTCCAGCCTTTATTGTAAAGCTTCGGCACGGCGGAACGGATATAATCCATTGAATTATAGCGTTTGGGAATAATCACCCGCTCACCGAAAAAGTATTGCCCTAATTTAACCGCGTTGTCAAATCCTATCATCACGGCAAGCGGATGATCCGGTTTTACCGTCTGCGGAATATAAAGCCGCGTTCCGCCGTAAGCTTTGACTATTTTTTTAGCTATATCCACGCCGACCTGTTCCGCAATCAGATCAATCGGACGCAGATCCGTTTCGGGACAGTCTAAAAACAAGGTCGGTTCGGGAGCTGCTTTAACCATTTTTCACCGCTTTCTTTTTAGCTGAAGAAATCCACGCTTTCAGCGCATTGATAACCGGAACGGCTTTTTCATAGTTCAGCCATTCGACACGTTCAATGCCGACATGGTTTCTGACAAACCGCTGCAAGCCCTCATCCGTCGGATTATCCAGAGCGTTCAGCCGCTTTAATTCCGCCCATTGGGCGTAAATCTTCCGAATGAACGCCTTTGCGGAAGGTGCGGCGCGTTTGGTTTTAAATCCCAGATTTTTAAATTCCGACAAAATGTCGTTGAGTTGACCGTAAGAACACTTCGCTGCGCTGTCTTTTTTTGCAATACGGCGCAAAATATCGCGGTATTGTTCGTCGTCAAGCCCCAGTTGCGCTTTGGCGATATGGATTTTTGCAATCAAAGGACGTTTATCTGCGGTTATCATGCGATTCTTTCCCCCAGCTCTATATCCCAAACATCCGGTAAATTCAGGTCGTTCGGAATGTTCTGTTTGCGCTCAATCGACTTGATTTTGAAAATCATTCTTTCTTTGCTTTTATAGCCGCGCCGGAAATAAACGTGATCAAACCGCTTCCCCGCCAATCTGATATTCCAATAATCCCGCGCTTCCCTGTATTCGTGCGTCTTTTCGCCCGACTTGATTTTGTCGAACCAGTATTCGGTCAAAATCAAAAACAAAACGCGATTGTAAGCCTTGTCCATTGCCTTGCTCCTTTCATCATTTTCCTTTTGTCCGGGGCGGCGTTTATCCGCCCCGCCCAAAAAGAAAATCACGCTTTCGCCAGATCGACCGTTACAGCCCGCCAAGCGTCGCTCGGCGTGTCCCGTTCATAAAAGCGGTAGTAACTTTTAGAGCCTTCCACGCGGATGCTGTCCGTGATGAATCCCCAGCCGTGCGTGCCCTTGTCCTGTGTCTTGGGCATAAGGTGGAGGTTGATGTACCGCCGGGTACGCCAAAGGCTGACCACGCCGAGCGGGTCGGTCTTGGCCAGGTCCGTCGAGTCGCGCAGGATGGGACAACTCCGGAGACCGTAGAGCGTGGCCTTGCCGTCGTCTTCGATGACATAGTCGGCCAGACATCGGTACACGACGCTGGGCTTCAGGTCCACCTGCGGGTTGGTGAGAGTCAGCCGGGTGTCGTCGTCGAGCACGATGGTGGTCATCGTCCCCTTCGCATCGGTGGGGCAATCCACCATCTCGGTCATGAGGTTGGGGAAGGGGGAGTCGTCGTTGTCGTCGTGGCACGACAATAAGAAAAGGGAAGTTAAAAGGAATAGGACTCCCTTATATGGCTTTTTCATAGTTCAAGACGGGATTGGCATACATGGTCAGTAGGCGTTCGCGCAGGAAGTCGTCGTCCTTGCTGGGCAGGTCGACGAGGGCGATGCGCGAGGCGATGTATTTCTCGAAGTCCACGAGTTCTTTGTGGGTGTAGTGCTGGGCGTGGGTGTGCTGTCCCGAGATTAGGTCGGTGGCCACATAATTGCCGGGGAACAGGCGATAGTTGGCGTGTATCTCGCGGTCGATGCGACGGGCCAGTTCGGCGAAGAACTCGGTCTTGTCGAGTCCTGCCAACTCGTCTATCCACTTGTTCACGGGGCGTGCCGTCTGGTAGTGGATATGTCCCTTCTGTCCGAAGATGCCCGTCTTCATGTTCACGAGGTCGTCCTGCTTCGACTTCTTCCACGCCGGGGCGTCGCGCCGTTGCTGAAACTCCTTGGCCTTCAGGTAGTCGCATGGGTCGTACTCGTAACTTATCGAGAGCGGCACGATGTTCAGCGCCTTGATGGCCTCCACGGGGTTCTCGGCATTGCTCAGGGTCATCATCTTCAAGAGCGACTCCTGCGTGTGGTCGCTCGAGTCCTTGGCACGCCCTTCGCGCTGGGCAATCCAGATGTTCTCGTGCTTCTCCTGGATGACGTGGCGCATGTAGCGGCTCATGAGCAGACTGCTCTCATACAGTTCGCGACGCGAGATGTTGCGGCGCACGATGAAGGCCTTGTTCAGGCGCACGAGGGTGCGAATCCAGGGGTAGATGAGCAGGTTGTCGCCGATGGCTATCTCGCACGTCGTGGGGAACCCTGCGTCGTGGAGCATCACGTCCAGGATGGCGCTGTCCAGGACGATGTCGCGGTGGTTCGAGAGGAAGGTGTAGCGTTCAGGGCTGGGCGCGATGCTGTCGTGCCGGAACGTATGGTCCGTAGAGCACTTCCGGAGCACGTGGTTCACCACGGGTTTCATGAAGCGCAACTGGAACCCCAGCGTGGAGTGTATGCCCAACGTGGCCAGTCGCAGCACCCCGCGGCTCATGCCCAGGGGCAGGATGGGGGCGATGCCCTTCAGTATGCGTGAGAACTGGCGGTCGTGGAGCAGGCTCTCGATGGCGGGCCGCACCTCCTCG